AATTGCATTAGGTATTGGTATAAAGGATGTAGGTGAAGGTGTAGGTCAATTAGCTACATTTACAAAGAAACTACCAGGCCCAACAAAGGCAGCAGCTGCAGCACAAAAAGCATTTAACTTTGTATTAAGTATGAACCCTATTGGGTTGATAGTAATTGCAATTACAGCAGTAGTTGCAGGATTCTTATTGTTTAGTGATAAAGCAAGAGATTTAATTAAGAAGATAAAACCACTTAATACTATATTAGAAAAGACCGTAGGGTTCTTTAAGATGTTAGGTAGGTCTTTAGGATTAGTTGCAACAGAAGAAGAAGAACTTGCAGAGGCAACGAGGAAAGCAACTGATAGTAGAGTAAAAGATTTAGAGAGAGAAATCAAAGTTAGAAAAGCTGCTGGTGAAGATACTGTTGCATTAGAAAGAGAAAAACTACAAAAGTTAATTGCTCTTACAGAAGAAGGAACAGAAGAACAAAAGAATGCTCTAAATGATTTAGCAGTATTTGAAGCAGGATTGTTAAAGAAGAAACAAGATGATATAGATAAAGCAAATCAGATAGCAGCAGATAAAAGAAAAGCAGAAAAAGAAAAGAGAGATGCAGAAGCAGAAGCAAATGCTAAAGAGGCAAAAGATAAAGAAGATGCTAGATTAGATAATATAGCTAAGATAGTAGATGAATACAAGAAGAAAGAAGAAGATATACTAGCTGATACAGAAATAAAGAAATTAGAACTAGAAGAAGAAAGAAAACTCGCAGAATTAGAGAGGTTAAATGCTACAGAAGCAGAAAAACAAGCAATAAGAGAGTTCTATGCTGCAAGGAAAAAAGAACAAGAAGGTATAAATGATGAAGAGTTAAAAGTAAAGACAGAAGAAAATGCACAAGCTGCAATAGATGCATTATATGAGAACATAGAAACAGAGTTTCAATTAGAACAAGATAGAATTGCAATGAAACAATTTGCAGTTGATTCTGTATTAGGATTAGTAAATCAAGAAACTGCGATTGGTAAAGCAGCATTAATTGCTAAACAAATATTAAGTGCAAAAAGTTTAGTAGTAGAAGCAAAGGCAGCACTATCATCTATTAATTTAAGTGCAGCAAAAGCATCAGCTGATACATCTACTGGTTTTGCAGCTACTCTTAAAGCAGGTTTCCCACAAAACGTTCCTTTACTTATCGCATATGCTGCACAGGCTGCATCTATTATAGGAGCTATAACTAAAGCAGTAGGTGGAGCTAAATCAGCAGTATCAGGTGTATCAGGTGTATCGGGTGGTGGAGTACAAGTTGCAGCACCTCAACCAGCACTAACACCAACTGTTTCAACACCAACAGAACAACAACTTGGGGTTGCAGATGCTACACAATCACAACAACCTCCGGTCCGTGCGTATGTAATTGCTGGAAACGTAACTAGTGCACAAGAGGCTGATGCTAGAATTACACAAAGAAGGGTGGTTGGTAGAAACTAATTGTTATGAAATCTCAATTACTTTGTACCTTTACTACAAAAAAGGAATTAGATACTACTCTACAACTTATCAGAGAAACTTATACAATAGTGTATAACTATATATATGTATTACAATCTAAGAGTAATGTAGAGGAGTTATATATCAGTTATAATATAGATACATCATTTAGATTTGATAAACCCTTAGAAGAAACTATATTAGTTCACAGAAAGAAAGAAACCAATACTCTTTACACAATCAATGCGTTGAATGAAATAGTTAAAGAAGAGAATAATGGTGTGTTAGATAAAAAGTTTGCTATTGATTGGAAGAAGTATCGTAATTCAATTATTGTTTCTGATACAGAGGGAACAAGGAAAATATCTACAAGAATATATAAAGTAATAGACTTTAGTAAGGGTTAGAGAATAAATCAGTATAAAACCTTTTTCATTTGTTATAGCTATATAACTATAACCAAAAAAAAATGAAAAAGTGTATTAAATGTAATATAGAAAAAGAACTAACCGAGTTTTATAGGCAGAGTAATATAAAATACTACTACTCTTATTGTAAAAAATGTCATTATTTACTTACTAAAAAAGCAGATAGAAGAAGTACTGTAAAAAAATGGAGAGAAAAACAACACAATGGAACTTTCAAAGTTTATACATTACCTAATGCAAATCTTTATGTAGGATATACTAAAGCAATTAAACCTCGTATGTATAGACACAAACAACAAGGCAATGATTATTCTGATTACATAATACTACACGAATGTAATACTAAAAAAGAGGCTAAATATGTTGAGGCCTGTTATCACAAGTTAGGATTTCCTGGTAATGGAAAGAAAATAGCATAACCACTACATATATTCATATATAATAAGGTAGATGGATATAGATAATTACAAATCCCCAAAAATTGTTGCGTTAGAAATAGATGAGTTTGATTTAGACTCTGGTGTAGATGGTATTGCTTTAGTTGAACAACCGGCGATAGAATCTGATTGGATTTATTTTTCTTCACAAAAACAATTATTTGAATCTTATACTGATTACCCTAAACAAGCTACAGAGAATGCTAAGATTGCATTAAGATGGGCAGATGAAAACGGTTGGGGTTCTTGTGGTACACCAGTAGGCAAGGCTAGAGCAAATCAACTTGCTAAAGGAGAACCTATTTCAGAAGAAACTATTTCTAGAATGGCTGCATTTGAAAGACACAGACAAAACTCTAAAAAAGAATTAGGTGATGGTTGTGGCAGATTAATGTGGTTAGCATGGGGAGGTGACGCAGGAGTTGAATGGGCACAAAGAAAGTTAAAATCAATTAGAGAAGAACTTGATATAGATGTTGCAGATATAGCAGATTACATTCCAACAGGTAGTGATAAATCTCTTGTAGAAAGATTTGTAGATAATGCAGGAGGATTTTCGGTAGGAGATTATGTATCTTGGACGTTCGCAGGTAGAGGTGATGATGCAGATAGAGGTAGAGGACAGATTAAAAAACTACGAGTAAGTGGTAAACTACAAGTACCAGGTACAGATTTTGAATTGTCTCCAACAGAAGATAGGCCAGCAGCTTTAATAGAAACTGTTGACGGAAAGTTAGTTGGACAATACACCGAGAATTTAAGAAAGATACAGAAACCTGATAATTTTGATATAGAAGATTATTTAGGATTTTATTTTGATTTAGTAGATTATATAGATGGTCTACCTTTATTTACTACAAAAGAAGAAGCAGAAAAAGTTTCTGATATGATAGGTTGTGAGGGTACACACGAACATGAAATGGAAGGATTTACTTTTTATATGCCATGTGAAAATCACGATGAAGCAACACAAGCATTTTTAGAAGAAGTAGAAGAACTACTAAAGAAAAAGAATAAAAAATATTTAGATGATTTGCCTCTAGATACTCAAGAAAAGATATTAGAACGCTTAGATGAGATAGGAGAGAGAGAAGAGGATTACTTGAAGGCAGGTTGGGTATTGGTAGAAGATGAACAAAAGTTCTCAATATCTTCTAAACCCAACGAACCTTCCATAGAAGATTATGGTAAATTTAGAATTAGGTACAAATATACAGGTCCAAGAGATTCTAAAAACAGAACTTTTTGTAGAAAAGTATTAGATAAAAATCTAATATTCAGAAAAGAAGATATAAACAGTATGTCAATCGGTGCAGATAATTCACAGTTTGGTGTATATGATATTTTTACATACAAGGGTTCTTATGGGTGTAGACACTATTGGATGAAATTAGTGTATGAAAAGAATGATGGTAGGGAAAGAAAGACAGAACAAAGAAGTGTAGATGAATCTTCTTCTGTTAATGCTAAACCTACAATGAATAGAAACCCTAATTCAGAAACTTTAATAGATAAGAATGCAACACAAAGTGCATTCTCAAAAATACAATTCGATTCAGAAGAGAAACAACTTATTGCAGGTCCATTAATGATTCCTCGTAAGTTGATATATCGTTTTGATGAGGATAATGGTGAGTACTATGTATATTTTACAGAGTCCACTATTGAAAAGATTGCTTACAAATACTTAATGAACAAATACCAAGAGAATACTAATTTAGAACATAGTGAAGCTATACCGCTTGATGATGTTGTTTTAGTTGAATCGTGGTTAGTTCAAGACCCTGAAAAGGACAAATCATTTGCTTTAACCGGTGAAAAATATGAAAAAGGAACTTGGTTTGGAATTATGAAGGTAAAAAATTTAAGTGTATGGGAGGAATGGGTAAAGACTGGTAGGATAAAAGGATTTAGTGTTGAAGGATATTTTTCCGATAAAACAATAAATGCTTCTAAACATCAGTTTTATTACCGAACTACAAAAGGAGGAAGTGAGATAGTAATTGACCACAAGACCTTAGTAGTATTTATTCTAAAAGATGGTGAGCGAAAAGCTATATTGCCTGATGGTTCCTATGAACTTAGTAATGGAAAAACATTACAGGTTATAGACACCAAAGCAGTAGAGGGTTCGTTCAATATCAATTAATGTTAAAACCAAAAAAAAGGAGTTTATTATGAACAACGAAGAACTAAAAAATTTAGTTAAAAAACATTTCAATTTAGTTGAACCAACTAAAGAAGAGATGTCAGAAGTTGCTGCTGAACAATCTTTTGGTGAAATTTTAACAGCTGATGGAGAACTTACTCTTACTTATGAAGGAGAAGAACTCTCAGTAGGATTACCTATATTTGTAAAAACAGATGATGGTAATGTTGCAGCACCAGATGGGGAGCACGCGTTGGAAGGAGGTGTGTCTATCAAAACCGAAGGTGGTTCAATTGTTGAAATTTCTGATAAAGAAGAAACAGAAGCAGCAGAAGAGGAAGAAGAAGTTGTAGCTTCAGAAGAAAAAATGTCTGAAGAAACAAGTGAAACTGAATCAACTGAGTCTAGTGAAAATTTTGAAGAAGAAATCATTGAAGAAGTTGTATTAGAAGAAAAAGAAGAAATCATTAAAGCATTAGCTGAAACAATTTTACCTATCATTGAAGAAATGAAAGAAGAAATTGAAGAAATGAAGAAAAAGTTTTCTGCAACTGAAACAAAGGTTAAAGAATTTGCATTAGCACCTGCAGCGGAAAGAACCAAAGCAGAAATTAAATCAAGAAATACTTCAAAGAAGGATAATTCTTATAATCCAATTAACGAGGATAAGAAAAAACAATTTGAAAGATTACTTAAAAAACAAAAATCAATTAAAAAATAGGAGAATTAATCATGGCAGGATTTAACGTATCTGCATTAGCAGATTTTAACAATGAATTAGCGGGAGAATTCCTAGTAAAATCAGTAATAGCTGGTTCTACTGCAGAATTTGTAACGGTAATAGAAGGTATCAAATATAAAGAGCCTTTAAATCTACAAGAAATAGATTTACAAATACAAGACGGATTTGGATGTGTAACAACACCTTCAGGTTCAGTAACATACACTCAAAGAGATATTGAAGTATGTCAAAGAAGTTCATTCGATGGACTATGTTTAAGAGATTTGGATAAGAAATATATTGGTCTATTAGGACCTGAAGGTTCTTACCCAGAAACTTATGCATACGCTGAAGAATATGCTTCTCAATTAGTAGCTAACTTCCAAAAGAAAAACGATGAGTTTATTTGGACTGCAACTACTTCAGGTGGAGACTGTGTAGATGGTCTTAACACTTTATTAGCTTCAGGTTCAGGTGCAACTTATGTATCTCAATCAGCTCCAACATCTGATAATTTATTAGATATTATTGATGAGCAATTAGAAAACTTATCAGTAGATGTACAAGATAGAGATGACTTAACAGTATTTATGTCAATCGCTAACTTTAGAAAATACATCGTTGGATTAAGAAAAGCAAACAACTATTTCTATGACCCGAATACAGTAGAGAATAGAGGTTCATTACTTTCAGCAATGCACCCATTCGCTAACTTAAGAGTTGTAGGAACAGTAGGATTAGCAGGT